TTTCACAATGTTCGATAAAAACGGTCAGCCTTATAAGCCATAAAAAACGGCCCCACACTACGTAGAGCCGTTAACCACTTGGGTAATAACCTTATGAGGCGACAGGCATCATGCCTTGTTTCTTGAGGTGCTTCCTTACTGCTGCGACATTCCAACGGTAGCTGTCCCTGGAACGAGTCTCCGAGAATGCGGCATAATGTGGGCCGAGCTTCAGGGTGCCGTCATCACGGTACTTGAAGAGCGTCTTACGATCAATTCCGAGGAGTTCTCCTGCTTTCTGGGCAGAGACCCAGCCGGGGTGCTTAGCCATGGGAGTGGCAGTAGTTACTAACGTACCCTACAGGCTGTCAAGAGCATGTCAATGGCTTTAAGCAAATCTTTATCTCTTTTCCTCTGGCGTAAAAACGCATAGGGAAATTAGAATGAATTAACGGCAATCGAAGAGCATGTTTTGCAACCAGCACGAGCCCCTCGCGTTGCTAGTTGAAATCACACCAAAACTTGCAAAGAAACGTTTTAGAGAAAGTATATATCAGGCCTGGGATCATAAGTGTGGCTATTGCGGAGAAGAGGCAACCAGTCTTGATCACATTATCCCTCGCTTTAAATCTGGTTGTTCTAATCGCCATAATTTAGTTCCTGCTTGTTGTAAATGCAATGCAAACAAAGCATCCAGCGATATGGAGACGTGGTACAAACAGCAAGCTTTTTTCAGCCAAGATAAGCTGGCTACAATAAAAGCCTGGATGCAACCAGGGACTGTAAACTTAATTGACCTACAAGAATATAAGGAAGCATCATGATTCGGTTTACAGAGTCACAAGGTATTCTTAAGCCCGTTCTTACTGTTGACGCAACACCAGAAGAGAAAGAAGCGGCTGACTATATTGCCTCACGTCTTAGTGCGATCCAAAGCAATAGCGCTGGAAACTACAGGCAAATACTGGAACAAATTGATCAAACATTGCAAAGAGGAGGTATTGACACTAAAAAATACATTGACCAAACAACTGTTAACGAGATCTCTTCTTTTTATACAAAAGCAGTTGGACTTAAGCCTTGGGATTCAAGTAAACAAGGTGCAAACCTGGACACTTTTGATGCCAAGTTTTATGCGGGGCTCGTACCAGACAAAGTAGATAATTGGAAGAGCGCAAGCAAAGCGGTTTCTTTTGGCGGTTTAAAAGTACCTGACGTTGATCTGACCGGGCGTTATCAAACGCTTGATGACTACTTACATTCAGATTATTCATTTGTTGGCGCACCAGCAGGCTTGCCGGGTAAGCAAAGGCAACTTACTGAGTACACAGAGAAAGGCCGTGCTCCAACTGACAGAGAAAAGCAGATCCTACGTGAAACTCTCCTAGGTACCTCAACAGCACAGCCGAAATCCCTGGTAGAACTATCTACGCAAGATTACGTGGACCGCCAGGGGGAACAAACCTTTGGTGCTCTATCAGCAGATGTTCTGAAACAATCCTTGGACCAATACTCCAAGTCGCTTAAAGAAGAACAGATGAGCTCATTGTTTAAAGGCATGGGCTTACCTGATGTCAATAATTTCAAACAAGACATTAAAAATTCTATCCTTGGCGATTTAGGAGCAGGAGGTTTTGCAAGTTTTGGACAGGGACTTTCTAAATCTTTAGACAAGAGTTTGGGCATTGGTTCTTCCGTTAAGTACAACTGGCAAAAGTGGTTTGATGATACGCTTGCCCAGCGATATCGCGATATGCAAGAAATACAAGATCCTGCAAACGCTGAGCAAACATATAAGATTGAACAGGAATTCGCAAATAAATTTATTGAAGATTACCTTCGTCCACGTTTCGACACTTCTAAGTCCATATCTGAATTCATCAGTTACATGGATGTAAAAGAAGATGAACAAAACGTTCTACAAACGCAGTTGGCATCTAGTGCGCTAAAGGATTTTGCCAATAAACAAGCCAATGCATTCTTAGCAGATCTAGCAACAAAAACAACAAGTAGAGGTTTTGATCCTAATTTTTACCGAAACCCAGAACTTCTAAGTGGAACAGATGTCACAAATAAAGCAACACTGTATAAAAACCAAAAAGAAGGCGTAGAAAAAGCTTGGCAAGAACGTGAAACAGGACGTCCCTCAGGCATCAGCAAATCCTGGAAACAATTGGCCTATGAGTATGGACTAGATCTAAACAATCAAGATGATTTTGCTAGGTTGCATTATGAAGTAATCGGGAAAATGTCTGGCTATGATCCAGCGGCAGATACGTATACAAGAAAGGATCTTGCTGAGTTTATTCAGAAAGATTTAGCCCAAGCTTTGGAATCTGAAAAAGCTTCTTATAGCAACCCTGTTTTTCTTGATTTTGTTTCAGCTGAATCTAAAACACAAGAACTTGTAGACAAATTAAATCTCAAAGACCTACCTCCGGAATACCTGGAACAGCTAAAAGGAGTTGGCATGGATCCAGAGGAGACACCTGCCGAACAAGTCAAGGCTTATCTTGTTGAGTTCTTGCGAACAGAACCAGCAACAAAAATACGTGAACAAATTCGAATCTTAAATGAACAACAAATTAAACCTACACAAGAAGAATTGGGCGCCGGTTATATTCAACGTGATTCCGACGAAAAGCCTGACGCACCAGCAGGAGGTACAGCTTTATTTAGCATCTTTAAAAAAGCTGGTTATAACGGCAGTGAATCAGAATTTTATCGTGATTTTTTTCCTGACGCTACAGAAGAGGACAAAAATTTAGGAAAAATAGAGGGCACACTTTCCACTACAGGCAGCATGCAAAGTCTGTTTGGTTTTTCTTTGCCTGACACATCTGATCCGTTTGCGGCTATTGCTTCAATCGGAAGTATGTTTGAAGACGGCAGTACAAAAGCAGCAACAACCACGAAGCCGACAAAATCAACTTATTTTGATTTTTTTCCTGACGAAGAAGATAGCGGTGCACCTTCTTATTTTAAAATAGGAACGAGTGCAGCAACCAGCTCTAAACCTTCAGCTCAAGATTTCCTTTCTGGCTTTGGCTCTTTCTTCGGTTAATAAGTATGTCAGGTAAACATAAAAAAGCGGCAAAGGCAGCGAAAATTGCAAAGGATTCTTTAGAGTGCAATAAACCCAAGAAAACTCCTGGACATAAAACCAAGTCTCATGTCGTCAAGGCTTGCGAGGGAGGCGAAGAAAAAATCATTCGCTTTGGACAGCAAGGCGTAGAGGGAGCTGGTAAAAATCCACAGACCGCAAAGGACAAGGCAAGGAAGAAATCGTATTACGCTCGTCATAACGCTCAGGATTCTAACCCTGACAAGATGTCAGCAAGGTACTGGAGCCATAAAACGAAATGGTAAATAGCGTCAAGTGGTAATTTGACGCTAAACTGCGTTAGTTGATTCCACACCAGCATGGCAAAACCCAAGTCCAGCTCTCTTCTCATTGAGTCCAAGCCCAAGAAAACACGGCAAGGACGCTCGAAAAGAACTAAACTAAAGCCAGGACAAAAGCGTTATCGTGGCCAAGGTAAATAAAATCTATGTATATTGGGAGTACTAATTGATACTCCTATGTCGGATCTTTCGCATGCGGTTAATTTAATCCGTAAATACGAAGGGTATAGCGAAAAGGCATACCCAGATCCGGCAACTGGAGAGGAGCCATATACCATCGGGTTTGGGACTCAGTTCTATCCCGATGGTTCTCCCGTCAAGCGTGGACAATGTTGTACTCGTGAAAAAGCCCTGGAGTATCTCTTTCACGAGATCAATGTTATTGACAACCAAATCGCTAAGCTAAATTTGGGCTTGGATAACAGCATGCGCCAAGCTCTGATTTCATTCATCCATTCAGTTGGTTGGGAGCCCTTCTTGTATAGTCACGTCATTGACTGTATTGAAACAGAAGATTTCTGTAATGCCACTCAAGAAATTGGCAGATGGATCTTTGATGAAGAGCACAACGTCATCGGTGGCCTCCTGGATCGCCGCCGGGAAGAAATCAATCTGTTCCTCCAGGAAATTGACGCTAACCCCTGGTCCTCTACGGAAATCTTGTTGACAGCGTTTCGTAACTACAGTGCTGCTCCCCATGAAGTACGTGCGATTCGAGAATTGGAAGAACGGATTAGTCCTTACATCCTTTCTGAATTTGCCAACGCTTTTCGTATTGACGAGAAAAAGTGGGATGATTTCCTAGACCAAGAACTCGATTTGTTGTTTAATAGCTAGGATTAGAATAATTGCAACGAGCAAATGCAGAGCGGAATGGAGAAATCAGTTGAACCACGGGAATTTGAACTCCCCCTGGAACTTCAGTTCGCCATGCGTAAGGCAGAGCTGCAGTCCCAGGAGATGTCCTGGGAAGAACTCCGTTACGCTTTACTTAGCCTCTACCATCAACGCATGATGGAGCTACACGCCATCAAAGACATCATGGCGTCTGAGAACATTGAGATCGACTGGGATCATCCCACTGATTTAGAGTTAGCAGAACTCGCCGCCGCTTGTATGGACGACGACGAGTATGACGATGACGAAGACGAGCTTCAGCCCTTTTGAGATTCGTCTAATTGAATAAGTCTATTGAGGTACCATTGTGCCTTCTTCAGTGATTCTGTCTCGCCTTTATGGCGCTCACGCCACATATACTTGGCAATGCAACCTTTTAGATAACCTCGGAATTCTTCTAAAGTCTGCT